TATGAGCACAGGACAGGATAACCTTGCCAATATATGTGCTCGTGTTGGTTATGATTGGCGTGAGGTATTGGAACAACGTGCCAAAGAATTCGCTTATAAAAAAGAACTTGAAGAGAAATATGGCATTACTATGGATATTGAAGGGGGGAAGAAAGTTGTCACTAATAAACCAGGCTCCAAAGTGGGCGAATGATCTTGAACGTAGTTTTAATTTTGAGCGAGCGGCAATTGACGTTGAAAAACGGACAGTGCCGCTTTCGTTTTCTTCGGAGACGACCGAGGTGATTCGGTGGGGTGATGTGGAAATTCTGGACCATTCACCTGGGGCGGTAGATTTAACGCAGCTTAATGACATTGGTGTCTTACTATTTAATCACAATGTTGATTTACCGATTGGCGGTATTGAATCAGCCGCCATTTCCGATCAGCGACGAGGGGAAGCTGTTGTAAGATTTGATGAAGACACCGAAAGCGATAAATATTTTCAAAAAGTAAGGAGTGGCAGCCTAAAGGCTGTTTCTTGTCGGTATTCGGTAAGTGTGTGGGAATATGTCGGGGATAAAGCAGTATCGTCCGATGGAAGATTTACAGGTCCCTGTTATATCGCCCGTAAATGGAAGCCTACTGAAATATCAATTGTTTCCATCCCGGCTGATTCTTCGGTCGGGGTTGGTCGTTCTGCTGAAACTGACGAAAGTCGTTCAGATATAGAAGAAAATTTAAGGAGTGAGAAAAATATGGATAAAGAGACCCAGAACAACGTTGATACACCCAATCAAACTGAACAAAAACGAGCTGCCGATGAAGCGGTTGCGGCAGAAAGAACCAGGTCAGCAGATATTACTGCCTTATGTCGTGATTTTAACATGGACCCAAGTGAATATATTAGAGGCGGTAGAAGTGTGCAAGAGGTACAAACTGACGTATTAGCCCAACTACGTAACAATAATAAGCCCTCTGATACGACTAGAACGGAAGTCAAGGCAGAAGACAGGGAGAAGTTTACCCGTGCTGCTGCTGATGCAATTTTATTACGGGGTGGTGTAACCATTGATAAACCTGCCGATGGTGCCAACGAATTACGGTCTATGAGATTACGTGATTTAATGATTGATTGTGCGGAACGGGATGGTAACTCAAAAGCACGTTATTTAGATGATGCTGGACTCATTCGGGAGGCTTTAACTGGGGCGGGTGCTTTTGCGGGTATCTTGTCCAATGCCGCCAATAAATCTTTATCAAATGGTTATACAGCAGCAGAAACAACATTTGAGCTATGGACAGGAACGGGAAGTAATCCGGATTTTAAAGAAGCAACTGAATATAGACTCTCCGAAGCTGGTGAATTGCTTAAAATTACCGCTAACGGTGAATTCAAACATGATGAAATGAAAGACACCGGTACAAAAAAATCAGTACTTACCTTTGGTCGTTCTTGGGGGATTACCCGTCAGGCATTGATAAATGATGACTTGGGGGCATTGACTAAAATTCCTGCCGCTTATGCAGCCGCAGCGAAACGAGGCATCAACACTCTTGTTTATTCTACACTAGGTAAAGCTGATGTCTTTACAACCGCAAAAGGAAACATCGCCGAGACGGGTTCTGCACCAAGTGTTATTAGTCTTGGCGATGGACGGGCTGCTATGAGAAAACAAAAAAATCTACGCAGCAAAGAAACATTAAATATCGCGCCTAAATATATTCTGATTCCTACCGGGCTAGAAACTGAAACAGATCAATTGTTAACAAGTATTACTGATCCGGCTTCTTCCAATTCTGGTGTACGCAATCCGTTTACGGGTAAGCTAATTCCTGTTTGTGACGCTGAGCTTGACCAGTATTCTACAACAGCTTGGTATCTAGCAGCGCAAGCTGGTTTGGTTGACACAATTGAGGTTACCTATCTGAATGGTCAAAAGACTCCTATCATTGAGTCACAGGTTGCCTTTGATGTGCTAGGTATGAAATGGAGAATTTATATTGATTATGGTGTCACGCTGCTTGATTTTAGGGGACTCTATAAAAATGATGGTATTTAAAACAATTTGAAATAAGGAGTGAAAGAATATGGCTACAGCGATTTACATTCAAAAAGGTGAAACTCTGGATTTTATCAATACAGGAGAAACGGACATCGAATATAATGATGTCGTTTCATTGACGAATCGCATTGGTATTGCCCAGGAGCCGATTTCTACAGAATCTGTTGGGTCGGTGGCCGTTGTAGGAGTATATGAATTGCCTGCAGATGCGACGACTGCGTTTGTGACTGGAGAAGCTTTATATTGGGATGCAACAAATGCAAAGGTAGTGAAAACCGCTGGTGATATTGCCGCGGGATGGGCCTTTGCTGATAAGGCTGCGACTGGTACAACGGTACTGGTTAAGATCGGAGGATAATATGAATTTTAAAGATCAAATTCAAGACGATATTTCTAATATCTTCCTAAATGAAGAAGAATTTGCAGAAGATCATAATATTGATGGGCAGCAGATCCTTTGTATCATAGATGAGGATAAATCAATAAGTAATAAGAACGACGGCGTATTTTTGATACGCCGTAGCTTATTTGTGAAAGAGTCGGATTTAGGCTATAGGCCAGTGCCGGATCAGAAACTTAATATTGATGGCGAATATTTTTATGTTATGGATTGTCTTGGGAGTGGATTGCTTGAAGTTGTCTTGGAAGCATATCGATCATGATTCAATTTAATGCAGAACAAATAAGAAGAGCTGAAATGCTGCTTGGTCAAATAAGGGGAGCAATTCCTAAAGTACAAGCTCGTGCAATTAATCGAGCAGCCGTAGCCGCAAAGACGTCCATTGTTGAGCAAGCTCGGAAAGAGTATTATGTTTCCGTTGCTGGTGTGAGAGATAAAATAAAAATTACGAATGCCACAGAAGAAAAGCCCTATGCAAGAATCAAAGCCAAAGGCACTCGAATCGAATTAGTTAATTTTAAGACAGACCCGAATGCCGTAGGCAAACGGACCAGTGTTTTAAAAGTTGCGGTAGTAAAAGGGGGCGGATTTAAAGAGCTTCCAGGGGCATTTTTGGCAAAAGGGATATCTTCAGGAAAGGTGCACGTGCTAAAAAGAACAGGAAAAGAACGATATCCTATACATATCAAATATGGAATATCGGTACCTGAAATGATTGGCAGCAACAAAGTGCGATTAGTGGTAGAGGAAAGAGCGCGTGAAGTACTTGATAACCGCCTAGAACATGAAATCAATCGAGTGTTGGAGGGGCATATATGAATATAGCGATTATGATGGATGCTTTTGTAACCGAATTAAAGAAAGCAACAAGCCATTTGCAAATGCAAGACCCAAAAGGTAACTTTAATGCTCCTCAAGTGTTTAATGGATATATGCCGCCCAAGAACCCTCGCGATCCACAAGCTGTGGATGACTTTCCATATGTGATTGCTCGTTACTTGAATGACGAGACAGAAGAAAGTGGTGATCCTACAGCTCAAGTGAAAGTATATTGTGGTACCTATTCGGAGGATGAACAAGGCTGGTGTGATTTATTGAATCTTAGCGATACGATTAAAACACATTTTTTGAGTCAACCATTTTTCGGCAAATGTTTTGAGGTTATTTTACCATTGAAAAGAGAATTTCCAGAGGAACAACCAAAACCAGAATGGGTCGGATGGTTTACATTTACGATTTCTATTCCCAATATAATAGGGGCAAATAAAGAGGTTGAAAGAATTATTAATGGAAGCGACTGAAAATAAAATCTGCTCGTATTCCAACAATTTTAGAGGAGGATGAAGATGTCAGATGAATCTTTACAGACTGAAGAAACCGCTGCTTCAACCACTGCTGAAACGGTAACTGCAGCGGCAACGGTAGAACAGTTGATTTATGTAGGTCCAAACATATCGAAAGAACGGTTGAACAAGTTTGCCATATTCAAAAACGGTTTACCGCAACATATGGATGATGTATTTACTGCTTGTCCAGCCATTAAAAAACTGTTTGTGTCCATTGACAAACTATCGGATATTCTGGAAAAAATAAATAAAACAGGTACGGCGTATAATGCCTGGTATAGTCAGGTAACCGCTTATATTAAGAAAGGGGTGAAATAGTTTATGGCAGATAAACATGGAGTATATATTAGTGAAGTTGCTACTTCAATTTCCGCACCAGTGGAAGTTGCAGCGGGGCTGCCCGTTTTCGTCGGCCGCGCGCCCGTTAACTTGACGGATGACCCAACCGCATACGTTAATAAGCCGCTCTATGCGTCCACCTACGCGGAAGCCGTCGCGGCGCTTGGTTATTCCGATGACTTTGAAAACTACGAACTCTGCGAAGCGATTAATGTTATGTTTAAGCTTTACGGCGTAGGACCCGTTATTTTCATTAATGTGCTTGACCCGACGGAACATAAATTAAGCGAGAGTAATAAAACCGTAACCATAGCTGATGAAGCTGTCCTATTGTCGCAAACAGGAATTTTACTTTCGTCGCTGATTGTAAAACTTACCACCGCTGGACAGGCACTGATCGCCGACACCGATTATACGGCGGCGTTTGATGATGACGGCCAGATTGTTATTACGGTATTGGACGATGGCGCCATTACGTCCAGTCAGACATCATTGGTGGTGTCCTATAATTATCTTAATCCATCAGC